TTTACTTATAATGTCAACTGAGTGGGTTACCATTCTTATCAACCAATCCCAACTTTTTAATTTGAGATAGGTTAGACCGCTCGCTTTTTTTAATCTTCTTGTATTCCTTGATCAGTCTGTCAACTTCTCTGTTTGAGATCTTGACCTTCAGTTCCTGATCATCATCTTTTTCAACGAAACCAAGTCCAGCCTTTTCACTCTGTTCTTTGGCATCAACATAATCATTGATGTCTTCCTGAATTTCATCACGGATCAATTGGTTAATTTGATCCCTGAGTTGTTCATCATTCATTTTCTTCGTTTGGATTCTTTAGCAGGTTTGGGATTGGGATCCCACAACTTTGGATTTGTTCTACCTTCAGATTGATTCATGGTAACAAAATCATCACGGTATTCATCCCAATAATGATCGAAGATGTCCACCTTCTTTCCAGCCATCACAATGTCAAACTTGTGAATATCCCCCTCAATGTACTCAACCAGGTATGCCGTGTGCGGCAGTGACCTGTCTTGAGCAAGAGAGGGATCGCAATCCTTTTGAATGAACCTAAGTTTACTACTCACTTGACAGTTCCGCTACGACCACCCCACTCAATGTCGGGATATGCTTCAGAAACGATTGCCTTAGTGATGTTGTACTTGGAACTCAGTCTCTTATCTTTTACAAGACAAAGAAGATCTGCTTCATCAGGATGAAGTGTCTCAAGGATTTGAAGGAAGATGGTCTCTCTACGGGTCTTAGAGAGCGAGTCATTGCCTCCACGGACAAAGTTATAGAAATGACGCTGTTCCTGCCTCAGAGACGTATGCTCGGTGCCTGCAGGGGCATCATTGGGTTTGTATGGCACCTCACCATCAGGAAGAGCACTGAACACAGTGTCATCGAAGTTCCAGATGAGCAAGGATACAAGAGCATCATTACGATACTCTTGCAGTAGTTCAACCTTCTTGGCCTTTGCTCTCGATTTTGATACGAGATCAAGGATTTCCGTTTGGAAGGGATTGGGAGGAAGTTTAGTCTTCGTCTTCGTAGTCGTAGTCTTCGGCATTTTCAAATCGTACTGCAAAAATTTGATCAGGGATTACATTTCCAACTTCATCATACATTTCTGGATGAAGATTGTCGGGGTGATATGGAGTGGTTTTGTAGACATGTTCTTTTGCCAACCATCCAGCACCGAATCCAACAATTAGGAACATTATACTGACTAATGAACTGATAGTCAAGGTTACTGCTAGCATCTTCTTACTCCCCTGGGTTATGTTGTTTCCTTGTGTCAAAGGAAAATTCAAAGAAGATGTGAAACTCTCGTCTAAAGAGAGAGACCATCTTACCAAAACGAACTTGAAATGTTTTGGGTTCCTCCCTCTTTTGTTTGTTTTTATTGCGGAGCATTAACTCCACGCCTTTATTTATTTCAAGTTCCGGACTTTCTCCTCCGACCAGGCTTTCTGTCTCTTTCATAACGTAATGCGTCCTCAAGGAATCCGTGTAAGTAATTTCTAATCTTTCGAGCACGCGGTTTAGGAATGTGACCGTATGCTTCTCGAAGTTGTTTATTACCACCCACTAGATATGCATCAAGTTCTTCGACAGTATCTCTCACTTCCTTAGCGACAGAACTATTGATGAACTTAACCATGTCATCCCGCTTCAACTTTAAAGACTTTGCTAAGTCATAAACATTAAGGATAAACCGATCGTGTTCAAACACTTGATCGATAGCTAAGTCAACGGCGGTGTAAAGTTCGTTCATTAGTCAAGATGCTTTTGCTCCCGGAGAAACTTGATAGTATCAGTGCAACCTCCAACCTGTTTTTCGTTGTAAGTTACTTGAGGAAACGTAGAACCTTTCCCATATTCATCATAAAAGGCTTCTTTAGTGAAGTCTCTCCCTAATTTATATACCACATGCTTAAGTTCTGTGAACTGAAGTAGTTGTACAACTTTATCACAATAAGGACATCCATCCTTAGAATAAACAATGAACGTGTCTTTCATGATTAAAATTCCTCGTTTCTACGTTGGTCCAAATAGGTAATGATTTCTTGTCTCCACTCCATTAATTCGTGGTAGCACTCCTCTTCGTGAGCGTACTGACGAAGTTCGGGATCAGGTTTAAGGATGCTCTCATAAAAGATGAAGAAAGCATCCTTTCGTTTAATTTCTTTGCTCATTCAAGATCAAGTGGTTGAAGTTCTGACTCAGGCAAGATTAATTGCTGCTTTAATTCTTTATCAGGTTCCATCTCAAGATATGGGACGGTGACCGTTTGTGGTTGTAAAGTCTTAATCTTCCTGTATGTATACTCGGGATGCATTTGACACAGGTTAATAGCGTCTCTTTCCCATCCACAGTCAGCATACTTGGTTCCGTCTGGTTTGTAAACAGAGAAGTAACCGTCAGCAATATAAGAAATTTTTTGTATCTCACTCATCAGTGAGTCCTCCGTCATTTTGGTCGTAAAGACTTTCTAATTTCTCCCTAGAGAGATCAACGTACATCACCTCTTCTCCAGGAGCAGGTGCTTCTGGATGCTTTGGTTTAGGTGGTTCGTCCATCATCTTATTGATGTCACGAACATTAGACCACATGAGAGCGAATGCTCCTCCCGCAATGAGAGAGAAGCACACGCCCCATATAAAAGCAAGATAGTGATTCACAGTGCGTTACCGCGTGGGAGAACTTCCTCAGGGAAGACAAAGCTCTCATGGGGTTGATCGACTGGTGCCAACCATGCACGAAGGCCTTCGTTCAATAGAATGTTCTTTGTGTAGAACGTTTCAAACTCGGGATCTTCTGCTGCTCGTATCTCTTGAGATATAAAGTCATACGCACGCAGATTAAGTGCCAGACCAATGATGCCAATGCTAGAAGTCCAAAGACCCATGACTGGAACAAATAGCATAAAGAAATGCAACCACCGCTTATTGCTAAACGCAATACCAAAGATCTGAGACCAGAACCTGTTAGCAGTGACCATAGAATAAGTCTCTTCTTCTTGGGTAGAGTCAAAAGCTTTGAAAGTATTTGCCTGTTCACCATCTTGATACAGAGTGTTCTCCACTGTAACACCGTGGATCGCAGAAAGCAACGCACCTCCCAGGATACCTGCCACTCCCATCATATGGAAGGGATTGAGCGTCCAATTATGAAAGCCCTGGAGGAAGAGAAGGAAGCGGAAAATCGCCGCGACACCGAAACTCGGCGCAAAGAACCAAGAGGATTGTCCGAGAGGATAGATGAGAAATACAGAGACGAATACAGCAATAGGACCAGAAAAAGCAATCGCATTGTAGGG